ATTACAGAACTAAACGAAGACGTAAAATGTATCGTTGAAGAAAAAGAAGGCCAAAAGAAATTTTTCATTACTGGCCCTTTCATTCAGACAGAACAACAAAATAGAAACGGTCGTATCTACGGCCGTGGTATCATGGAGAAGGAAGTCAAGCGTTATAACGAGCAGTACGTTAGTACAAACCGTGCGCTTGGAGAGTTAGGCCATCCAGATGGTCCTTCCATTAACCTTGATAGAGTCTCTCATAAGATTGTTAGCCTGACACAAGAAGGTAACGATTTTATTGGTAAGGCAGAAATTCTTGGAACACCAATGGGTGTGATTGCAAGAAACTTGTTGGAGAGTGGTGTTCGTCTTGGTGTCTCTACTCGAGGCATGGGTTCTGTATCACAGAAGAACGGAGTTACTTACGTTCAGGATGACTTCCATTTAGCAACTGCTGCTGACATTGTTGCAGATCCCTCCGCTCCCGACGCCTTCGTGCAAGGTATCATGGAAGGTGTTGAGTGGGTGTGGGATAACGGTATCCTTAAACAGCAACAAATTGAGAGATATAAAGAAGAGGTAGACAGCAGAGTCGGTAAGAGAGATTATGAAGAAACTGCTATCAAGGTTTTCGAACACTTCCTCGGTTCTTTAAGAAATAAATAATATTATAAATAAATTAAATAGTTTAAGGAGAAACTAAATGGCTAAAGGAAAATCATTCGGAGACATTGTTAAATCAGTGCTATCCGAACAGACAATCGAAGAGACAATGGAAGTTGGTGGTGGTGCTACTGGTGGCGCCAAGGCTGCTGATCCCAATGGTGGTCAAGCTCCTGCTCGCAAAGGCGATAAGCGCAATAGCGATTCAATGGAGAAGGGTCAGAACCCTGATGGTACACCTATTGAGGACACAGACTCAAACAACAACACAAAACCAACAGGTGATGCATCTGGTGGTAACAAAGCTACGATCAAGGCTAAGCCTAGCGCAGCTTCTGGTTCGATGAAAGAACACATCGATGCTATTTTCAATAACGAAGATCTCTCAGAAGATTTCCGTACAAAAGCATCAACAATTTTCGAAGCTGCTGTGCAAGCACAGCTTCAAGAAGAGAAGACTAAGTTGGAAGAAGAGTTTGCTACTTCATTGGTTAAAGCCAAAGAAGAATTGCAAGCAGACTTGGTTGAAAAACTAGACCAGTATACTACGTATGCTGCCGAACAGTGGATGGAAGAAAATCGTGTTGCGATCGAATCCTCACTGAAGTCTGAGATCACAGAAGATTTTATCAATGGACTCAAGGGTTTGTTCACAGAACATTACATCGAGATTCCAGAAGATAAGGTGGACGTATTGAGTCAAATGGCTGAGAAAGTCCAAGAACTCGAAGAGAAGCTTAACAGCGCTATCAACGAGAACATGGAATTGAAAGGTCAAGTTGACGAGAGCGTTCGTGAAAGAATCCTTGCAGATGTATCGGAAGGCCTTGCTGCGACTCAAGTTGAGAAGCTAGCAGCTTTAGCCGAAGGTGTCGACTTTGACAATTCTGAAAACTTTAAAAAGAAATTGGAACTTGTTAAAGAGAACTACTTCCCTTCAACAACTTCGTCCAAGAAATTGAACGAAGAAGCGGAAGATGAAGCTCTAGCATTGAACGAGGAAACTACGGCAAGTCCTAAGACAGGGGATAAAGCAGTTAATGCATACGTCTCAGCGTTGTCTAGAACTCTTAAGAAATAAGATTTATAAATAAATCAACTTAACCTGAAAATTTAAAGGGGAAAACTAAAATGTATGTAACTGAAGAACTACAATCTAAGTGGGGCCCAGTTCTTGATCACGAAGACTTACCTTCGATCAAAGACTCCCACAAGCGTAATGTGACCGCTACCATTCTCGAGAACACTGAACGTGCTCTTCGCGAATCTGGCGCACAAGGCGGATTCTTGACTGAGTCACCTATCAACGCTGCTACTAACGTTGCCAACTTCGATCCAGTTTTGATTAGCTTGGTTCGTCGTGCAATGCCTAACCTTGTCGCTTATGACATCTGCGGCGTTCAGCCAATGACTGGCCCTACAGGCTTGATCTTTGCTATGCGCAGCAAATATGCTAACAGCTCTGCTGTTGGTACAGAGAACTTCTACAACGAAGTTAACACTGCTTTCTCTACCGTTAAAGGTGGTGGTGCTCAGTTGGGTAATGCTCACACTGGTACTGCAGTTGGTGGTGCTTCTAGCAACACATTGAACTTGCCAGCTAACGGATACAACTTCGCTGAAGGTATGTCCACAGCTACTGCTGAAGCTTTGGGCGACAGCGGCGGTAATGCATTCCCAGAAATGGCATTCACGATTGACAAAGTAACTGTGACAGCTAAGTCACGTGCTTTGAAAGCAGAATACACAATGGAACTTGCACAAGACTTGAAAGCTATCCATGGTTTGGATGCTGAAACAGAATTGTCAAACATCTTGACTACAGAGATCTTGGCTGAGATCAACCGCGAAGTTATTCGTACAGTTAACGTTACTGCCGTTCGCGGTGCTAACACTGGCACGACAACTGCTGGCGTGTTCGATCTTGACACTGACTCTAATGGTCGTTGGATGGTTGAGAAGTTCAAAGGCTTGATGTTCCAAATCGAACGCGAAGCTAACCAAATTGCCAAAGACACACGTCGTGGCAAAGGCAACATCCTCATCTGCTCTTCAGACGTAGCTTCTGCATTGCAAATGGCTGGTGTGTTGGATTACGCTCCTGCGTTGAACAGCAACAACTTGCAAGTGGATGACACTGGCAATACATTTGCTGGTGTGTTGAATGGTCGTATGCGTGTTTACATCGATCCATATGTCACAAACAACTACATGACAATTGGTTACAAAGGTTCTAATCCTTTCGACGCCGGTCTGTTCTACTGCCCATACGTTCCATTGCAAATGGTTCGCGCAGTTGACCAAGCTAACTTCCAACCAAAAATTGGATTTAAGACTCGTTACGGAATGGCTCCTAACCCATTCGCTAAGGGTATCACAGCAGCTAATGCTAGTGCTCTTATTGAAGTTGACTCTAACGTCTACTATCGTAGAGTTATTGTCTCTAACATATTGTAAACCGTACAATAATAATAAAGAACGGTATTAAAAAGGGGCTTCGGCCCCTTTTTTTTCGTCTGTATAAATACAAGCATGAGTGCACTAGACAACCAACCAACAAATATTAACTTTCTTTCTCCGCTTGGTTTCAAGTTTCAGATTAAGAAAACACCACACCTGAACTACTTTGTTCAGTCTGTCAACTTGCCAACAGTTTCAATTGGTACAGTTGAAGTCGGTACTCCGTTTACCAAGATTCCATTCCCAGGTGATAAGCTAACTTTTGGTCAGCTTGACGTTACGTTCAAGGTCGATGAGGATATGGAGAACTACACAGAGATCTTCAATTGGCTAATTGCAATGGGTCACCCAGATAACTTTACAGACGGAGCTTACATATACACTGCTCCAGCAATGTCTGGTAATGGTGTTTACTCCGATTTGTCATTGGCAATTCTTACAAATGGAATGCGTGGAAATAAGATGATTAACTTTACCGATGCGTTTCCGGTTAACCTTTCAGACATTACATTCGACTCAACACTGTCCGATGTTGAGTATGTCACAGCAACAGCCACGTTTGCCTACAGAAGATTCACAATAGCCTAGTTGTAATTTAAACAATTATGTTGTATACTCGCTGCTATTGCGAGGTAATTATGAAGCTTGAGGATATTGAAACAAATTGGGGTCAGGATAGCAAGATCAATTCAGCTGATCTTGCAACAGAAAGTCTGCGCATCCCAGAACTACACCACAAGTACTTTAAGATCTTTACACAAGAGCGTTTGCTTTTGAAGAAGTTTGAACAAGAGTATAAGCAGATGTACAAATTGAAGTATGAATATTATATGGGGATTTTGGATGAAGGTGAACTAAAGTCTAATGGTTGGGAACCTTTTGCATTGAAGGTTCTGAAGACTGACCTTTCTATCTACATGGAAGGCGACCAAGATCTTGGTAACATCACAAACAAAATTGAATTTCAAAAAGAGAAGATCGCTTTGCTCGAATCAATTATTAAGACTGTAATCAATAGAGGCTTTTTAATTAAGAACGCAATCGATTGGAATAGATTTACAACTGGTTCATGAGTGAAGAAAATCTAGTCATTGAGAAAGTCAATGATGTTTATATGAAGGTTCATTGTGAACCAGGACTAGCTCTTGAGCTGAGTGATTACTTTACGTTCTCTGTTCCTGGTGCAAAGCACATGCCCATGTTTAAAAGCAAGATGTGGGATGGTAAGATCCGGTTGTACAATCCAATGTCACGGACGTTGTATGTTGGGTTGAGACAATACGTTGAAGAATTTGCAAAGCAGCGTAACTACTCTGTCGAGTACATGGAGCCAAGAGACTTTGCTGACAACCAGATCTCTTTGATCGAAGCACAGGAATGGGTTGCAAGTGAGAAGTCACTAACAATGCAACCACGTGACTATCAATTGGAAGCTGTCATTCATGCTCTGAGATCCAAACGTGCTCTTATGATATCCCCAACTGCTTCTGGTAAGTCTTTTATGATCTACTTGATTTGCAAGTACTTAAAGAGAAGAGTCCTTGTAGTAGTACCAACAACTACTCTCGTACACCAGATGACAAGTGACTTTGTGGAGTATGGTGCCAAGGAAGCTTGGATCCATAAGATCTATGAAGGTCAGGAAAAGATTAACCATAAACCAATTACTATAACCACGTGGCAATCTATCTACAAGCAACCCAAAGGATGGTTCGATAAGTTTGAAGTTGTGATTGGTGATGAGGCACATGGGTTCAAATCAAAAAGCTTGACAGGGATCATGTCTAAGCTAACCAATTGTGAATATAAATTTGGATTTACTGGAACACTTGATGGCACACAAACTCACAAGTTAGTACTAGAAGGTTTGTTTGGTCCTGAGCGAGTCGTCACAACAACATCTGAGCTGATCGAACAAAAGCACTTAGCTGACTTTAAGATTAAAGCTATTGTATTGA